CCGCTGTGATCTCTCTGGCATACCCCGTCGAGAATGGATACTCATCTTCGTCGTCTCTATACAGTTCGGCTTTGAATACGACTCGATTAGCGTCCTCATGAATAAGGAAGGTGAGTATGCGTCCCATAGGAAACATTTGTCTAAAGCTCTTAATTCGTTCTGCAACTGTTGTGTACTCCTCTAGATTAAACATATAGATCATTCTCCGTTGTCGCTAGTTGCGCCGAAAGTGCCGTGTATGCGACGAGATCGACGAAAGTGTCTGTTTTGTGAGTTTCCATGCTTCTTGCGATTTTGACCAACGCCATACACATTGCCACCTGATAGTCGTGGATTGGCATTTCGAGGTATGCGCTCCAGAGTGAGGCGGTTCGTGACATATTGTCCGAAGGGTGACCGTAATCAACTCCTCGGTCTTGGATAGTAGCTCGCGCTTCGTTGAGGTAGTCACGGGCGTTCATCGGCTAACCTTGAACTGTTGCTCTAGCTTCTCGTAATGCTTGCGTACTGCCTTGCGTCCTTCGACGTAGCCTGTGCGCTTTCCGTCTGTGTAAAAGATAACCGCGACCAGCGCGTGTGTTGCTAATAGGATCAACTGCAGGATTGTCATTATCTCCAGCTTTCTGTTGCGTAGGTTGAAGTGATAATCCATTGTTCCATGACTGAATCATAAAGAACAACAAAGTCTTCCTGCATTCCCTTAAGCAACGCCTTGGCTAGAACAACGTCTGAGTAACGCTCGAACCAATAAGCAACCTTGTGGCTATAGTCAATTACCCCATCAGTAAAGCGACCTTCCTGAGCTTCCCAATCAGATCCATGGAATAGCATCGAAGTCTCTGTAAGGCGTTCGAAGTCTTGCTGTACTTCTTCGATTGTAGATAACATTTTGAGCCCTTCTGTAATCGGTATCTCCGCTACAAGAAGAACTTTAGGGCAATCTGAACAAACAACAACCCTTTTTTGATAACGAAATGATAACGATTTGAGACGGGTCTTCGTCCTCGAAATAGGGAATTGCGATGCTAGCGGGCGCGTCCATATCTCTTCCCGTGGACAATAAACGTGCCGTCCTTCTCAATGTTAATCATGTCAATCTGAACACCCTTAGCGTCCTCGGTCATGATCTGAAACGATTGTTGCCAGTTCGCAGTCCCTCGCGTGTAATGAGCCTGTTTTAAGTCCATTAGGTGTCCAGCATCAACTCCACGGTGAACACGTCTTAAAACGCCTCCAGAGGCTTCTGAGAAGGCACTCTGACCAGCTCTATGAGTGTGACCACAGATTACGTTAAAGCCCATCTTGCGAGCGTGTGTGAGGCTGGTCATACCCGCGTGAGGGCTAATGCTTCCTTCGTCGCCGTGAATGGCAATCCAGCCCTTGGCGATAGCGTAAGGCTTCTTGTGGTACTGGAGTCCAAGCTCATCGAATCGCATAAATTTCTCATAGCGCAATTCTGGCAAGGCTAGGAAAGCAGGTATCTTTCGCATGATTACGTTATACAAACGATCCGTGTGATTAGAACGCGTCACATGGGCTTCCTTGGCATGCTGAGTCAGAGACCAAAGAACTTCAATAGCTTCATTACGGTCTGAGTCTAGGGTCTGTTCAAACCAGCCCATCTTATTTTCTTCCCATTTTGAGACTTGAGGAAGGTCTAGCTCATCGCCCAGAATTACAACTGAGTCATGCTTGAACTTAGATAGGAAAGCCGAAATATTGGCTACGGTGTGTCGGTCGTGATAAGGCACTTGCAAGTCAGGAATGACAATAGTGCGTTTCATTTAGTCCTCGTCGTCGTCCTCGTAGGGTAGGTTGTCGATTCGATTGGGAAGGTTAGGGATAATCCAATCAGGAAAAGAATCACGATCTGACAGTATCCAGAAGGCATGAGTCTCTGTGAACCCTGCCTTGCGTAAAGACTTGTAATACTCGTTCAACGCTATCGCATACGCATCAAGAGCTGAGTAAGTGCCTAAGTCTATGACTGGTCGTTTCCTTGCCATGACTTTATTATCGATCTAAGAGTATGTTGTAAATCTCATCGACACGCGTATTGAGTCGCTTAATTTCAGAGAGCAGGTGAGTAATGACGTACCCTGCCAGACCTCCGATAATGCCGAGGCTGGCAAAGTAAAGAGTGAAGAAGCTTTCCTGTGTCACTTCTTATCAACCGCGTCAACCGCTGCTTCGACTGCATCAGCAACGATGTCGCCTACTGCCTTCTTGGCGCGGTATGCCTTAATAGCTGCGCGGATTGCTGGAATAGAAGCAAGACCCACTCCTGCGATGATTAGTTCTTTCATTACTTGCCTCCTAGCATTGGGATATTAAAAAACGAAGAATCTGTGTCGCCCTTTTTAGTAAAGCTGATATGGCAATGATGATTGTGCTTATTAATCCCATCATAAGGACGCCAAGCCCAACCCTTCTTGCTTGATGCAATCTTTGAGTCAAAAATAATATACGAGATTCTGCCTCCGCTAGCCTTAGACTTTGCATAGAGTCGAATCTGGTCTGCAACGTCAGGCATGAGGTCGGGCTTTGCCTTTCCAGATAAATCCCTGTCAATATCAATGGCTCTGACGATACCCTGTTCATCAGGATTGTGATCAGAAGGACGTGCCGAATGACGAGTGTCGCCAATCCAGCCGTCCGAGGTTCTATCTCTATCTGGGTAACAATCATCGAACTGCTCCCTTAGTTGTTGCCCTGCTTTACAGAGAATCGGCTTCATGAGCAACCATTTTCTCCCATAGCTCTTTGCAAATAGAGCAATCCCAAAGTTTTTCCAAATTTAGAATTAGCGTGTCATGCTCGCATGGAGCAGGAGGGATAAAAGCATCGTCTATCGGGTCATAGGTATAACCAATTCCCGCATAGTTGTAGCGAATGTTTCCGTTATAAGAAGTGCGCATACAGGTTTGACCCCTAAATTCAGAATACCAATCTTCGGGTTTTTTGCCTTCGATAAGTTCTGTTTCATCAATGCCAACGATTACCTCTGTAACAATGTTAGAAGAATCTAAGAAAGCATAGTGAGCCATTAGATAGTTACCGTTCCCGTTCCAGCTGTGATTGTATAAATCTTCTTGCCGCCAGTTGTTGTAAAGCTATAAGTCAATCCAGATAATGAAGTTAAGTCTGCAAATGTGTCTGGATAACGAATAATTACAATGCCAGAACCGCCTGCGCCAGACGTACTCCAGCCAGAGTTTCCGCCGTTTCCAGTATTTGCTGCGCCTGCTCCGCCATCTGTTGGAGAAGAATCTGAAGAACCATTGCCGCCAGCTGCGTAAGTTACAGAAGAACCTGAATAAGAATTTGCTGTACCTGCTCCGCCAGTTCCAGCCGCGCCAGAAGTGCCATCTGTTCCAACGGCTGACGAACCGCCACCGCCTGCGCCTTTGCTCGATGCATTTCCGCCTGCGTATCCTTCAACTGGCGAATATCCGCCTAAGTTTCCAGCACCGCCAATTTTGCCGCTTGCAGCGTAACCAGATGCTCCTCCGCCTGAACCACCTGAGACGCCGTTGCCTGAACCATTAATCGATGTTCCGCCGCCAGTTGAAGAAATTGTTGCGAAGGTTGAAGTGCTCCCATTTGTTGAGTTTGTTGTAGTCGGAGTTAATACCGCACCAGCACCGCCTGCGCCAACTGTAACTGTGTAAGAACTTCCGCCCGTTACTGAATAGGAAGTTGCTGTACGGAATCCGCCTGCACCTCCGCCGCCTGCGGCATAAACGCCTGCGCCAGCACCGCCTGCGACTACAAGATAATCGACTGAGGAGGTTTTAGAAGGTGGTGTAACTCCGCCACCGAATAATCCTGCTGTGATTGCACCAATCATTAGGCAATGCCACCTGCGACATACCAAGTATCTGTAGCAGTCTTAATGCAGACCGCTGTCTTGTATTGTGCCAAGGTTGGAGAAGCTGCAACCGCACCTGCTGAAAGGACTGTAGTAGTGCCAGAGGTAACTGCTGAGATTGTGACTGCTCCTGCGCCCTTGTTAAGAATTGTGATTGCTGTGCCTACTGGGAACGCTACTGAGGCGTTGGTAGGAATCTTGAAGGCTACGGCTGTCGCCTTGTTCATAGGCACTAGGACTTGATACTGATCCGCTAGGACTGCGGTGTAGTCCGCTGTCTGGTCTGAGCCGACTGTGAACGACACCAAGCCGTTAAAAGCGGCAGCCGTTAAGACGTCTCCTGTTGCTGCTGGAAAGCCTGATGCCATTGTTTATCTCCTAGTAACTCATAGTCGAGACACCGATTATACCGTAAGTACTGCTGCCAATGATGAAACAATCTAGAATGGGCTCTAGTGTTGTCACGGCAACCGTCATCTTATTCGGTCCGATGTCCCATGCAAAGCCTTGTGCTTGCAGGGTTTTCACAATCGTTGAACCCTCTTGGGTCACGTTTGTAATTTTTAGGTTATCGAAATAGTCCAACGCAATCATGGTGTCAGTTGGGACTGTAGGGTCTAATAAATCAACCACCATCTCGTCGATTCGGATTGTGGTTTCTTTTCTGCTATTGACGTAGTTGCCAGCAATTCCAGCAACGATTGTGTCGGTTTCGCAGATAAGGTTTTCTTGAGTCAAGCCATGAGGGAAGTATTTGTCAATAGAAGTCTGGCTATAGATGTTCTGAACCGCTCCACCTACGCGATTAAACTTGACGTCATTGATAATGAGTTTATCGTCGAAGGCATACTTGACTGAGCGGTAATTGATACCAGTTGTTTGGTCAAATTCAATGGGGGTTGCAGCCAAGGTTGAGGCAACCTCTGAACGAGACTTAAACACGGCTGTGCCGTCTGGTGACATATAGAATGCCCCTAGACCTTCTGAGAACTCTGCGTTCTTGATAGCTTCTAGGGTTGTACGAACTGCACCAGTATCAGCAATGCAGGTCGTTACGCCTGTTGCTATGGATCGCATAGAAGTCGGGAATTGAACATCATCGAGAATCTTGCCAATTCGCGTTCCCGTTGTTTGACCCGCTGCGGTATCTGCCACAGTTGCAATGTTGGACATCTGTAGCAATCTAAATCCGTCAGTACAAAGCAAATCCACATAAGCGGTTTCTTGCCCGACAGGGAAGTAATACTTGTAATCATTCACATATCCGCTGAAGAGGAAGTGTTCTGCCGTTGCCGTAGTTGCCGATATGCGCACCTTACGAAGAGGCACAAGATAGCCGTAATAAGGCGATGAAGGGTTCTGAGGGTTGAAGTAACCTAATGGATCTAGGACTCTGACAATGGCTGTGCCAGCCTCGTACTGATCCTTCATGATATTACGACCACGACGGATTGAGATTGAATAGACGTCAGGCGTTAGATCAACTGTAGGGATAACTACATCGGAAGAGCCAAAGCGATTTACGCCAATAACACCGTTCTCTGGAGAACCAATAACAAAACCTGCTCCGAATGTTGCACCAGAGGAGAAGTCAAAGGTGACTGCTATCTGTGCTGGAAGACTCACTCAAAGCCACCTGTTCGACGGTTGATATATGTCGCATTACCAGATGAAAGACTTTGCTGCTGTAGGTTATTGGCAATCGCCTTGGTAAGGTCATCGCCGCCAGTAATCTTGATTTCAACATATTGCTGACGCTCTGCCATCGCCGTTGATCCTGCTCCTGCATAACCTTGAGCTGTTGTAGGGAGAGCTACTACGTTGGTTGCTGGGACTGAATAAGACTGCTTTTCAGCATAGGCAGTAGTTCCAGCTCCCGCGTAGCCATTAGCAATAGATGGAACATAAGTTGTAGTGGTTGACCCTACGACCTTTGCTGCTGCCCCAGCTGCCGCTGCTGCTATCTTTGCGGCAGTCTCTTCGGCTTTTCTTTGAAGCATGTCGAGATACGCTTCCCATGAAGCAAAAGGATTCTTTGCGTCTGGAAGGCTTGCAAGGTAGTTAGCAAGGTGTTCGCCTAAGCCTTGAGCCTTGGCTAATTCGTAGGTAAGGCGCTTGGCTTCATCTTCATTGCCAGTAAGAAGTGCAAACTGAAGCTCAAGGCGCTTGCGATCTTGATCTGAAATCTGACCTTTGAGCGCTGCAATAATCTGAATTTGATCCAAATCAAACAATGTGCCAGCCTTTTTTAAGGCTGCCTGTTTCTTCAATTCTTTAGTCTGCTTCTCTTGTGCTGCTGCTATATCTTTAGCGCGCTTGGCAGCAAGAGCCGCTGCTTTCTTTTGCTCTGCCGCTTGAGCAGGTGTAGTAATGCCTTCCCATGCCTTTGCGTTAGAACGACGCATTCTCTTGTCATTGTAATCTTTCCATGCAGCCGCAGTATCCTGCTCATTGCGCTTGAAGTTAGGGAAGATAATCTCAAGAGGGTTTTTAGGTGTATTGGCTTTGATAAGAGCAATGCCAAGAGTGAACCAGTCAATAAAGTCAATAATTTTCTGAGTAGCGTTTTCAATGTTAGTGATGAGTTCAGCTGTGTTGTCAGAGCTTGTCAAAGTCATAAGAGCATCGACTAATGCACCGCCGATGGCTTCTTGGGCTTCTCCAGCTGCGTTGGTGATTGCTTGAAGGCGACCAGCATAAGTCTCCAGATAGGCAGCATTAGCGCCTTGGAATTGATTATTGAGCAGCTTAACGAGTTCGGTGAACTTCATTGTTTTAAGTTGGGCTTGAGTCAAACCTAAATTGTATTTTGATAAACCCTTAGTCTTACCCACATACGCATCGGCAAGGTCCTTAGCGACCTGAGTTAAATCGTAACCGCTGCCCGCCGAAATATCTATTGCTTGACTAAGAAGTTCTTGGCTCTTTGTAAGGTCTCCAGTAGTTGTAAGGAGGGCTTGCAAGGCTGGACGAAGCTGGCTATCTGATACACCAGAAGCAATGGTGAGTTTGTCGATATATGCGGAAATGGCTGGATTAGATAATTCCAAACCTAAATTCTTAACTACGTTAGCCAAACGAGTAGCTTGCTTCTGATCCTCAATAAAAGCCTGAGCAGCATCTTTGCCAAACTTAACAATCGCTGCGCCCAATACTGCTGGACCAAAAGTACGAGCAAGGTTAAGGACTGTCTTATTTAGTGAATTAGTAGCTTTGCCAGCTTTATCAAAGGCTTTCTTGCCTGTAAACTCAGCGGCTATATCAACTCTTAAATCTGCCATCAGGCGGCGCTCCTAGCGTTAAATTTAGCGGCACTCTTTTGAATTGCATTAAGAACACCAGCTGTGGCTTTACCGCGATCTTGTTCAAAAGAACGAAAAATAAGGCGACCACGAAGTCGAGGTGAATTGCCTTTGATTTCTCCACCAAGTCGAGGACTGAAGTTGCCAGTAATCCCAGCAGTACGTCCTGCAAGCTCGTAGATGTAACCACCCTTGGACTTATTTAATACAGAAGCCAAGGCTCTGAAACCTTTGTTGTTTGTCTTGCTAGGAGTGGACTTAGCAGAAATTCCTCTTTTGACTTCGCTTGAATCAAAGTATCGGGAAGCCCATCTGCCTTTGGCATTGGGTTGCTTTAGCCAGCCAGAAGGCATGTCAGCGTTTGAAGGGACAAAGCCTCTAGCGTTGCGAGCGATAGGCTTGACAAAAGAAGCAATTTCTTTGGTTGTTTCTTTTGCCAAGTCTGGCTCGAACTTGTTTAACGCTTTACGAAGGGCGACCGCGCCTTGAAGCTTTACTGGCATCGTTTGCCTCCTTCGCTATGTCTTTTAAGACTTGAATGTGTGCTTTGAACGCCATTGGTGAAAGTTCAACAATGGATTGGAAGGGAACTCCATACTCGTAACTCAAACGAGTCGCGAGATAGGTGAGGGAGTTCCGTTCTATCCTTCCAAAGGGTCAGACTCTAGGACCTCAACTGACTTGAGTGTCTCAAGGAATCCATCTCCGAAAGGCTTTGGTGTCTCACCTGCACGACGGCTAGCTTCAAAACAGAGCCAGTAAATATCTGACTGTTTCTGATCCTCAACAAGAGCTTTGTGAAAGCCCTTCTTCGCGTATTGCTCGAACGAATATTCGAGTAAAGGCGTGATCTCGTATTCAGTTACAGTTCCATCTACTTTTGTTACTTTTAGCTTTGCCATTTTTAGCCCCTTTGTTTTGTTAGTTTATGACCAAGTGCCTGTTGATGCTGTAGCAGTCTTGCTATTGCATGTAAAGGTGATGTCGATAGTAGCTTCATCTCCGACTGCGCCGTTGATGTCAGTTAGGTTATCTACAAAGATTGTACCTGAGTAGAGCAAGTTTGTTGTGCCAACTGCTACATCTGAAGCCTGAATTGCCTGCCATGCAACTGTTGTTCCGAAAGCAGACTGAAGTGTTGCAAGAACGCTGTTAGCTTCGCGGTCGTTTAGGAAGGTTACTGTGATGGTATCAGCGGAGAGCCCAGCAACGAACTTGTGAGCTGTGTCACCCATTGCTGTAACTTCCAAACTATCAACCTGACGGTTAAGCTGAAAATTTGTAACGTGATCAGAAAGATTGATTGTAGCAATCTTAAATCCTACCTTGTTGTTTAAGAAAATTGCCATTGGTTATTCCTCATCTTTCTTTGTCGTTGGTTTTGGTGCTACTGGAGCTGGAGCAACCTGACCGATTTTAGTCAGGAAGTCAGCGTTTTCTTTTTCCCATTGTGCGAGATCGGTCATGTTATGTCCATTCCGTGAGTATTGATACGTTAATGGTGGCTGTAAGAAAGTCCCCAGCGGCGGTCTCAAGTGAGCCGACATTGGTGACTGAACCAACATTAAAATTAAGTGATGAACTTGCTAGCTTGTTAAAAACTGCAACCATAATGTCTTCGATGCCTGAAAGATTGCCTTGGTTGTCCAAGAGTGGCACATACAAGCGAAGCTCTAGGTTAGCCATTGGACCAACGGTTGCCCATTGGTTGTTACTAGGGACTAGGTAATCTCCAGAAGAAGGTGCGACCACGACGCTATTAGCAATCGGAGTTGCTGGAGGAAAAGCAAATACTGAGTACTTTGCGTTATCGGTTAGCGCAGTTGCAATAGTTGTGCGAAGAGTTGTTATGGCTGTCATTAGCCCACCATAGAACGAGGATCTAAATAAGGTGCTAGGAGACCTCGTACACGCGCCAAAAGTGTGTTGCCCATTCGATAAGGCGATGGAGTGAATCCGTCAATAGATACGCCACCAGAAGAAGGGGCTTGACGGCTTTGCCAGATGTCTATTGAAATCATGAGGCTGGCTTCTTGAATTGCTGGGACTGTTGAAGGATCAAGATAAGTTTCAGCTGCGACCAAGCCATAAGGATTGACTGGGTGGTAAGGGGCTGCTGTGTTGTTGTTGCCAGAGATGGCGTAAGTAATTGAATACTCGCCTACCTCTGTGATTGTCTTTGAACCGTTGTGCTTAGAACCTGAACCTGAAATAACTACGGTTTGTCCGACGTAAAATACATCTTTAGTTGGTTCATCAAAATAAGAAGTGCCTGTGTTGGTTGTGTTGCTGTGTCCGACTAGCGGAGTTGTGTTAGCCCAAATAAAAGGAAGGAGAACATTGTCTGCTGCGTCACATATTTCTTGCAGGGTTGCGTCAGCATAGAGAGTGCCTACGCCTAGCGCTGTGCGAAGTTCTGCAACTGTTGTGAGAGACATGCTTATCCTTTCTAAAGACTTGAGGGGACTGCAAGGGCTCTGGCAGCCCCCTCAAGCGACTTAGGGTATTGCTATTATGTAAGGTTAAACTTACGAACGCCCTTACCTGACTTAGCAAGGTAGATAGCGAGGTAACCGTAAAGGTTGATTTCAATTTCGCCTGATGTAAGAACATTGACGCGAAGCTGAGTTGTAGGTGATTCCCATGTGTAAACAGATGATGGAGCGACCAAGAACATTGAGTTATCAACAACGCCTGATGCAGAGATGTTGTGATCAACGATAAGGTCTGTACCAAGTACGCCACCAACAACTGAAGTTGCTACTGCGTTGCCTGATGCATTCTGTGTTGCACCCTGAGCTGAATAGAGGCTGCGTCCTGTTGTGTCCGCAAATCCTGCAATAGCCGCCCAAGCGTCAGTCGATGCGACGAGCTTGTTAGCAAAGTCTCCGCCTGTACCCTTGTATGCTGCTGCGCCTTCTACGGATACGAATGACTGAAGACCTGCTGCTGTTGCTGCTGTTGTTGCAGCAGTTGTACCTGAAGATACATAAGCTGCAAGAAGAGCTGCATCTGTAGCCTTCTCGTATGCCTTGCGAAGTTCTGCCATCATGAGTTCCATGAATGCAGGTGAAGAACGATCTACAAGCTCAAATGAAACGCGCTGTAGTCCTGAGAACTTCTCGATTGAAACTGTGTCATAAGCAGATGTCATGCCTGTTTCTGATGGAGCTGAACCTTCGTTTGTGTCTGCAACTGTTGGCGCAACATCTGGTGTTGATGCGTTTGTGTAGAGACGTGGAACTGTGAATGACATTCCATCGATACCTGCAAGCGAACCGCGTGTTGCAGCTTCAAATGCTGGACGACCTGTGAATGTATCTGTGATGAAAGTATTTAGGTGAGACGGCAAAGTCAAACCTGTGTTGGTTGAAGTGCTGTCATCGGCGGCGCGAACTGTGCGACGAGCTTCGTCATCACCTAGTGCTGCCTTCATTGATGCTTCGAGATACTGTGCTGATGAAATCGGCGCAATACGCTCCTTAACTTGGAGGTTTGCTACAACTGTTGGGCGAGCCGCTTCGACTGCTGCTGCTTCAACTGCTGGAGCTTCTACCGCTGTGGTTGATTCTTCCACTTGTGGCTCGCTTTCTGGTTGGGTTTCTTCTGCTGGGATAACTT